TTATAAGTCTGACCATCTATCTTTTGACCAGCAAACTTGCCAAACACAATGTCATTCAATGTTTCAGTAATTTGTGCTCTTTGGTTTGAATCCAAACTCTTAGCCTTGCTCAAAGCACCAAGAATATTGCTAGTAGTTGCAAAGTCTAAGTCAAATGACATCTTTGATAAAACATCATCATATTTCTTGGAGACTTCATCAGAAGCATAAGCAATGGCATCTCTGCCAACAACATCAGCAGGTAACTTATCCTCAACCTTTTGAAGAGCTTTATTGATTACACCCTTGTTGAAATCAAATAATACACGCTGTCTTGCATTTTCAATGCTTGAGCCAATCAAAGGCAAGTTTTGAGCAAACTCTTCAATTGTCTTAAATTGTCCACCAAGAGTTTGACCAGTAGTAGGCGTAATTCCAAGATCACGCATGGTTTTCTCTGCTTTAGAAACCAATGGGTTTAGCACTCGACCAGCGCCAGCAACAACCTTCTCACCAATCGGGCCAGTAACTGCACCTAAAGCAACTTGTTCAGTCTTCTGTTCACCAAAAGTACCTTCTCCAACAGCGGGTTGCATAGCGCCACCAACAGCACCACCTGCTGCCGCTTGTCCAACAGTAGACACACCTCTTGCCCTAGCTAATTGAGCAACTCTTGCCGCAGGAAGCAAACTAGCGGGGTTTAGGATGTTGCCACCAAGACGAGAAACATCAAACCCTGAATCACCTTGAGCTTGACGTTGAGCTTGATATGCTTGCTCTTCTGCCCTAGCCATCTCATCTACACGCTTTGCCTCTTCTGAGAAGAATTGGCTAACAGGATTAGGCGTAGCACCACCTAAACTTGTAATTCCCGCTAAAGCACGAGGAAGCAATTGAGCGCCGCCAGTGATAGGGTCTTTTAAACCCATCAAGAAACCAGATAAAGGAGCTTTAGCTTGAGGAGCACTTCCAGAAATAGCTTGTGCTATTTGTTCTTCAGACATTCCATCTGGAAACTCAATCACATCTTTACCAACCTGAACATAAGTAGGCATATTATTCTCCAGTTACTGTCTCAAGTTTACGAGTTTGAGGATTCCAACGCTTTGTTGGCGTTTGTGTTGGTGTACTAATTGGCCCAATTGGTAATGCAGAACCACCTTGACCAGCCTGTGTTTGCTGTCTCAAGCGCTCAATATTTTTCTGCACTTTCTTCTCTGCACTAGCCAAAATACGCTTCATAGATTCTGGCTCAAGACGTTGATTGCCAGCTACCACATTCTGCAAGTATTTAAGTTCTTCGTTAGAGTCATTGCCACCAAATTGTTGCAAACGAGGAATAACAATTTCACCAATGTTTGCCATAAATACTTCTGTGTTTCTAACCTTTTCAGGACTGCCAACACCAGTATATTTGGCTACAAATTGTTTCTCAGGGCCAAAAGCACCGCCATAGATGCCTTTATCTAACAAGCTAATGGCATCTTTATATGCTGTTTGTAAAGAGAATTGTTGCTCCACATTGGCAACATTTTCACCAATAATCTTACTAGCGGCTTTAGAGGCAGCACCAGTATCAACAGTAATTCCACCGATAGTTACATTGCCAGTACCTTTGCTTGCACCTTCTAGTTTTTTACCCAAGTACTCATTCATTCGTTTAATGTATGGTTCAGTTCCTGGCGTCAATCCTGCGTCAACAAGTTCCTGACCAAATGCAGATAACTTTTCTTTTTCAGGCTTTGTTGTCAATCCCCTTAATGCTGATAAGCGAGCATTCAACAAATTCTTAGCGCGTGTGCGATCTGGACTATCTGGAGCATTCTCAATATCTAAAAGTGTTGTTTCTATAGTTCCAATCTCGTTAGCAATTTGGATTTTCTCTGGAACTGCTAGTTGACGTTCACGATTTGCTGCCGCCAAACGCTGTTGGGCTTGAGCAATCTCACTTTGTGCTTTACGGGCATAGTCTGCCAAAGCAAAAGCACCTTGTTGGTCACCCATTTGGGCAAGCATCTTAGCCCCTTCAAGCATTGATGTAGGGTTTGTTTGATCAAGTCTGCCAATAATCTGTTGACGAGCAGAGATTATCTTCATTTGTGGGTCTTCTACACCCATCAAACCAGCCACACCACGACCTAGTTGACCAACACTAGCTTGTAGACCCGCTTGAGCCGCCGCACCAGGATAGAGTTGGGCTAACTCATAACCACGCTTTAAATCTTGTTGATACTGTTGGTTTTGATACATCTCAGGAGTCAAACCAAAAAGACCCGCTACCATACTATCTGCCATGATGACTCCTTAAAAATACAAGCCCATGTCTTGATTACTATAGGCTAAACCAGTTCCAAAACCAGAACTACCTAGAGGAGTTTGGCTAAATAATGCTCGTGCGCCACCACTGAGTAGCCCCCCTATAGCATTGCCAAACATCGCATTAGGATTACCTGCCGCAATCAATCCTTGAGCCGCCAAGTTTCTTGTTGCATCAGCACTTGTAGCCAAATTAGTACTTAATTGAGCGCCTGTCAAACCAAGTCTTCCAACATTAGCCCCAGCTTGTGCTGCTTGTTGACCAAGACCTATTCCCATAGTCAATGGCTGTTGACCAAGAGCCTCAAGCCCTTGAACTTGTCCAGAAGCAGTCGTATAAGGCGCATAAGCCGCTTGCTGACCACCATAGTACTGGCCCATTGTTTGAGCACCTTGACCAAGCAATCCCGCACCAAACTGAACTTGCTGTTGACCCGCTTGTTGGGCTTGAGCCGCCAATTGAGCCTCTTGCATAGCACGAGCGTTATACAGAGCCTGTAACTCAGGAGTTGTAGCACCATAAGAGCCACCTTGGGCAACAGAAAGACCCGAACGACCTTGCTGTTGTAGTCTGTTTTGCAGATTAGCCAACTCTAACTCTCTGCCTGGTTGCAACAAAGCCAACTGTTGATTCAAGTAATTCTGAGCAACATCTTGAGGACTTTGAGCCAAGTACTGATTACCAAGGTTAAACAGAGATTGAGCGCCTGTTTGCAAAGGAGCAAATTGTGCTTGAGCCTGTTCAGCCTGAGTCAATCCTTGGTTCTGTAAAGCAACCAATCTATCTTGTTGGGCTTTAGCTTCAGGTGTTAAGGTATACCCTGCGCTAACCAATTGACCAGTTGTAGGATCAACTTTGAACTCAGAAGTGCCAAATCTAGTTGTCATTCCAACAGGACGGAACTGTGCGGCTTGTTTAGCGGCAGCAGTCTCAGCATCAATCATTGCTTGCGCTCTTTGAGCTGCTTCTTTTGATTGTTGCATTTGAAGCAAGTTGCCAGCAGTTCCTAAACCACCAGAAATAAGATTGTTTAATCCGCCAGTCACAGCACCTCCCAAAGCACCACCTAAAGATGATAAAGCACCAGAAGCCAAAGCACCACCAATAGTACCTGCGCCTGGTATTGCAGAACTTAAAAGGCCACCAGCAGTCGAGGCTACAGCGGGAGCGACAGTAGAAGCTACTGTGGGAGCAACGGCAGACGCAGCAGCAGGTGCAACTGTAGAAGCAACAACCTCTGGTGCAACAGAAGCAACAGCGGGGGCAACAGAAGGTGCAATAGCCGCTACTTCAGGAGCTACTGCGGCAAGACTAGGAGCCGCACTTGATAGCAAACCACCAGTACCCGCATCAGCCGCCAATTTAGCCGCCACAGATTCAGCAGTAATTGGTGCGCTTGTTAATAAACCGCTACCACCAGTTAAAGAGCCTATTGTTGGAACTGTTGCACCAGTATTTAAAGCAGCCGAAAGACTTGTAGCACCAGTAGTACCACCCGCACCACCCAATGCAAGATCAAGTTGAGCAAGTTGAGGCGTTGATAGCAAACCACCCGTACCTGCCGCCGTTGCCTCTGCCGCTGGCAATCCTAATGCGGCTGCCTCTGTAGCTGTTAAACCTAATTCTGCGGCTGTTAAACCTGAAGCACCTGCACTGACAGCTCCTGTAGCACCAGTTGCCGCACCACCCAATAGACTTTGAGCACCATAAGCACCCAATGCAAGAGCACCGATAGGGATTGCCGCTTTTACAATTGGATCACGGCTTGATGCACCCTGAGTGTAGAAACTAGGGTTTCCTTGTTCATCAAACTGAACACCATAACCAGTATTGCCTTTACCCTCGTAAGTTCCACCAAAGAACTCACCTGTTTGTCGTGTTGTGTATGTATTAGGAACGGCTTGACCAGTTACCTTATTGCCATAGGTTTGCTCAGTTACAGTCTGATAAATTGGGTCACCCCAATCCTCATAACCAACTATCTTTTGAACTTCTTGGGTTATTGGGCCAAACTGACTAATGTCTGTAATTCCTGTTTCAGCAAGAATTCGAGCCATGTCCTTAGTAGCAGCATCAGCACCATAGCCACCTGTCCATTGAGATGTGTTGCTTCTGGCTTGGATTTGTTTTACCAAGTTATCAATGATTGTTGCTTTATCTGTAGCCATAGTAGGTTGCTTTGCCATAGAAGGTTGCTGAACAACAGGTGTCTGAGCAAGAATTTGCTGAATACTAGGCTGTAAACCTGTGTCCTCGAAGTCTCTCAGGAAATTGTTTTCTCTTGCTCTAGCCATAATTTTTACTCCACTTTAGGGATTTGTGCTTTTCAACTTACCAAGGCGTACCAGTAGCTTTTACAGGGTTTTTCAGCAAAGCAATCTGATCAGCCAAAGAAGCCTCAGTAGCTTCTTTGTCTACGCTTTCCCACACCCAACCAAGGACTGTGGCTTCTGTGAGGTTTTCGTAGGCAATAGCAGGAGTTCCTTCAGCCCATGAAACTGTTGCGTAGGCAGAGGCAGAGTGTTCTCCATCTACTGCTGTGCAATTCCAATGAACTACTGAGACAAACCCTGTAGCTACGTCACGTTCCATTGTATTGATCGACCAAGTTACAGACATATTATTCCTTAAAGATTAGCGGCATCCAAACGAGCCTTGAGTGATTCAATGATTGCTTGTTGTTCTTGGATGGCTTTGACAAGACGAGCTTCTGTTTTGCTCCAACCTGTAATGGACATAATTTTTTCAGATGAATCGTCTGTTGAAATTACATCAGGATAAACCTGTTGTATTTCTTGTGCTATGAAACCAACCTGATGACCGCCACCATAAGACTCAATGTAGTCAAACTCAACAGGGCGCAAAGCCATAATGTTTGCAAGTTGTGATGGCAGCTCAGCAATATTTTCTTTCACCCGTTGATCAGACGTTGAACCAAACGCTGCTGTGTTTGCGCCATTAGCGGTGATTTTCCCGCAGTTTGCACTGCCATTGTTAATTTGGAACTGAATAAAGTTCTGTGATGTAGTTGAGTCGTTATCAAATTTGGTTACTAAAATAGCTTGATATGCGGTGTCTCCAGTAACGCTTGTAGTAGCGATAGGAGACTGCGCTGCGCTTCCTGCGGTAACAGCAAGTCTTCCACCAGCTGTCGTAGTCCCCACCAGCAAATTACCGCTTGAGTCTATACGGGCACGTTCTGAGCCACCTGTCTTTAATACAAGCGTTTGGTCTACTCCATTTCCACCGATGTACCAATTCTCTGTTGAGCCGTATTTAGAGCTAATGTAGTTGTAGCTTGCGCCATTTGCATTTAACGCATTTAATTGAATTCCAGACGCATAGTTATTGGTAGATGTCTCCAGATTTAATATGGAATCTGTACTTGCCGCACCAACAATCCTTGCTCTGCCGTTTGCGCTAGTGCCACCAAGAATCCAATTCCCACTCGCATCCAGAGTCATTGCCTGAGTAAGGGTAATAGCGTTTCCTGCTGTTTGTGATGCGCCGTTAAACCAACTGTGGCCGCCATCACTCATCACATAGCGTCTGCTTGCGCCCGTGTATTTGGTGATCCAATTTGATCCGTTGAAAAACGCGTTTTGCGTTACAGCAACATCGACCGAGCCAGCGTTTGTGTTGGCAATTGCCCCGAACTGAACGTCAATGGCTTTGTATCCTCCACCCCAAGCACTAGGAGTAACTCCCAAGCCTAGATTGCCAGAGGTGTCAAACCTAGCTATCTCCGCACCGCCTTCAGCAAAAGCAATCGTGTCAGCGGCAGGGAAGAACATACCTGTGTTAGTGTCGCCTGTTGTGGTAATGGCGGGAGCACCAGCCGAGCCAGCGGAGAATGTTGCAACACCCGTTGCGCCCAAAGTAGTAAACGCACCAGTAGATGCAGTAGTCGCACCAATGGTTGTATCGTTGATAGTTCCACCAGTTATCGCAGCAGAAGCATTGTCTGTCTTCGTAGCAATCGCAGTAGCAATGTTATTGAACTCAGTATCAATCTCAGTACCACGAACAATCTTGAGTGGATCACCAGGCGTTAGATTGTCTTTAGTTGCAAAGTTAGTGCTTTTTGTGTAATTTGACAAGATTATTCTCCTTGTGTGAGTTTAATACTCACGAAATTTTGCCATTCTTAGATTGAATCTCAATCTTCTGAATTGATAATTGAGTGCCGTTGATCGTAGTTTCGTAACCAGTTTGAACAATCTTTCCTGCACCAGAAGCATTCACATCCAATGTTCTGATAAGCACACCACTTGAATACTGAGCAACCCCATATTCAGCTATTCCATACTCGGAAATAGATTGTGTAGCAATATTGGCATTTGCAGACAAATAGTTGGCAGCAAAGTCAAATCCCCACTTGATCGTGACAAACTGGTTTGAGCCACCAATGATGATTGTCTTAATCCTTTTGAGAACAGAGATCTGATTCTCATTGCCCAGATCAGCATGGTTCGTGTAGTACGCCATCCGATAAGTAGATGTGCTATCTAAGTAACCATCATACTTGCCAATGTATCCAGTCTTACCAATGTACAAATCACCATTTCTAAGCGCATATAAAGACTTAGGAGTGATGGAATCCCACTTGGTTACTCTGTTAGACCCATCTTGCAATTGCATCTTTGTATCAAAACAATAGACTTGTGCAGATGTAGGCAAAACCAATAGATAAAAGGCATTCTTTTCTGAGTAAACAGACTTGAGGTTAGCCAATGTCTCTATAGCTAAAGAGCCTATCAAATCGGAACGAACATTCTTAGATATGTCTCTCAAAGGAGCAGACTTCTCTTGGATAGTCCTCATCAATGAACGAACACCAGAGTCTGACAAGAAAATTACATCAGTACCAATACTCTGAATTGTGTCTCTAGCGATACATCCAATAGAGCCTACTGTGTCACTCAAAGAAATAGTAGAAGGAGTAGTAGCACCCGCATAAACAAGAATTTGCCGCTTGCCAAAGATAAATAGAAAATCATTGTGCGCCGCCAATCCCATGATCTCATCAGAACCATTAGGCCATACACGAGAGACATCCAAAGTACCAGTAGTACCACCCCCCCATACATGACCTGCAATCAGATCAGAGAAAGTAATCGTTACTTTGTTAGTAGATGTATTGGCAACCCACAAACGACCAAAAGCAGAAATACAGATGTTTGCTTGAGGAACAGTACCTACATAACCAGTCTTCTCAGAAACTCTGCGATAAGTGGTAGTACTCACCGCTGGGTCATAAATCAATGGATCGTGTCCAGATTGGAAGAAATAAGTGATTCCATTCAAAGAAGCACAATGCCAATTACTAGCACTAATGGTAGGAGCAGAACCACCCCCCCCATAGGTCAACTCAGTTACAGCGTTGGAAGTGCCAAGTTTGAACAACTTATTGTTGCCAGCAAACAAAACAGTCAATGTGCCATCAATCTGTACTAACTCATGGATAACAGTTACATCGTTAGCGCCAAGGTTTCCAGATGAAGGATTAACCAATGTATAACCCTTGCGAGCGCCAATACGTCCATATTGGTCAATCACGCAATTAGAGGCAACCAAAGCAAAGCCAGAAGACAAATCCAAAGGAGAGTCTTGCGTATTCAGGCCATAAAAGCCTGGTGCGCTAACGCTGTTACTTTGTAGTGGTGAAGCCATTAAACTGCCTCAAAACTTGTTTCTTCAGGATAACGGGTGCTCTCTGTTGCAATGGCATCAGATAACATCCCACGGAATAAAGCATAAGCCTCTGAACTATTAGTGCCACCATCCTCGCCACGCTCAATCAAAGCACGAGCATAGGCACTCTGAGCAACCAAATAGTCCAAGACCTTCACAGATGTGCCATCAGAAGCCAAAGCAGCTTGTGGAACAATCACATCAAAGTAAAGTGTATAAACGCCATCAGGAGGAGGGTAGACATCAATCTTTGTGTCTCCATTTCCATCAACACCATTGAAACAGTATTCAGTTGGTACACCAGAGACAGGCGTTGTGAAGTTCAACTTACGGTTCATCACAGTAAATGGAACATCAGTCAATCCAACATTGTTGGTGACATTGATAGCATCCATTACACGGAACTTCTGACCAACACCAGTCAAAGCGTAAGAAGTAGTGCCACCCGCAGTAGTGACAGTTATTGTTTGAGACAGACAATTCCAAGTGTAAGAGTCTTCAATCTGGCGTTTAGCATCATTGACAAACTTGCCAATCAAAGCAGAATAAGAAGTCTCGGAAACAGTAGAAACATTAGTTTCACGCAATCGTGTCAATACATCGTTGACAAGCTCTAAGTAGGTCATGTTCTTTGCGCTCCTGAAACCTCAAATGTGGCAATAAAACTAAAGGCACTTCCAGCTTCAGTCGTAATTTGAATCTTATCGCCTTCTTCTAAAACAATATAAGCATTGCCATCAAATTGAAGGTATGCTTTTGAAGTAAAGTTGTATTCAGTCAGGATGTCGTAGGAAGTGGCGGCACTTGCATCATTCCACGCCACAGTAATATGCTTTGTAGATCCACCTGTGTTGTGGATGTACATGACAGTAAATTTGGCGTAGTAACCCGTAGGAACTGTATAAACAGTAGTCAATACTGCCGCAGCAGGGCTAACTCCAACAGATACTGGTCTCATTTGTTCCTCTTAGAGATCGCTTTAGCCTTTGCTTTAGCGTCTTCCTTGGACGTTGCGCCCCAAGCTCTAAGAGAAAGTAAAAGTCGGGTAGGCTTTCCATCTTTCATCTCAGCGCCAGGCATATTGCCCATACGTGCTAAAAAGGAGGCCCTTGCAGGGTTGTCACCTGATGACAATGGTGACCTTAATTTGCCACCAGTTTCTTTATTATACGATGCTCTTCCCTTGGCATTCAAGCCCCCTTTCGGGTTTTGGCCTTCTTTTCTTTGCCAAGCAGGAGTTTTCATTTCTTCTTAGCAGTCTTAGCTGCCGCCTTAAATGCCGCCTCAGTAGGAGCGCCTTTAGAGCCAACCTTACGCATCTTTTCCTTAGAACCAGCTTTGATGCGCTCTCTTTTGGCATTGATATTAGCGTAAAGACCTTGTTTCATTTCATCTTCCTTAGTGTATACTATTGCCATTTAATGTCATTGCTATTGCTCTATGGAAAACATCAATTGTCTTAGTTGCGGAATCTCATTTAAACCAAAAAAGAATACAACAAAATGCTGTTCAAGATCATGTTCTAGCAAATATGTTGCAACTATTGTTGGAGAAACTCGTGCAAAAAATCGCATGAATGGTTCTATGTTAACTTGTCAACAGTGTTCAATTGAATTTTATGTCCCAAAATATCGTGTTCAATCTGCAAAATTTTGTTCTCGTAGATGCCTTGGCTTAGCACATCCTGAGATTTCTTTGAAAGCCAGAACAAACAGTCCAATCATGAAAAGAGCTGGTTTGAAAGAATCTAGAAAGTATGTTGTCATTACAGTCAATGGAAAACAAATAAGAGAGCATCGCCATGTGATGCAACAGCACCTTGGTCGAAAACTTGAATCTTATGAACATGTTCACCATATAAATGGAAATCCAATAGACAATCGAATTGATAATTTGCAAATATTAACAAACTCAGAACATCAAAAACTAGAACTTAGCTTTTTTTCTTCTTTGTTGGCTTAGACATGTTAGCAGAACTCAAAGCAATGGCAAGAGCCTGTGAAGGCTTCTTGACAATAGGGCCACCCTTGCCAGAGTTAAGCGTTCCCGCCTTGAACTCTCGCATGACCTTAGAGATCTTGGCCTCTGCTTTGGTTTTTTTCATTTGCCACGACCTGATTTCTTCATCATATTGGTGGCAGTACGGCTACCACGAACAGGCATAGACTTAGGCTTACCAACAGCAATCATAATGGTTACAGGCATACCTTTAGCCTTCTTAGGTGTCTTAGAACTGGTCATTTTTGGAGATTTGCCGTACATGATTTCACCTTACTAGTTTAGTTGCAACAAAAGAAATAATACCGCCAACAACAGAGGCGATAGCCATACCTACAAAGAAACCACCTTTAGACTTGTTTGCCATCTCTAAAAGGGCTTTAATATCTTCACGCATTGCATGAACTTCTGTTTGCAAAGCCTGAACTTGGGCTTCTAATCTGCCAAACTCTCGTGGATCAATATCAGACATTTGCTACTTTCTTTAGTCTACCTAGCTTCTTGACAGGAGTAGGTGGTGATAGAACTACTGGTTTTTCAAAGGACTCTTTTTCTTCTCCATCAATTCTGACATATCCTGCATGACCTTTCATGCTGTCAATATCGTGCTGATGAACAAAAGTTACGGTTTGACCGCTTGTTAAACAACGAAATGTAACCATAAAAATCCTTTGAAAAAGGGGGTTATTAGCCCCCTTTAGTTTTAGACCATACGGGCTACAACAACACGAAGTGTCGAAGAAGCCAAGTCTGCTGTAGATCCAGACTCATTCTGAATACGGAACTTGACTGTGTTTGCTGCAGAAACATAACCTGTTACTGTCAAACCAACCAAGTCCACACCCAGAGATGCGCCAATTACCATATCACCCAAGGCCACGCCAGGGATTGTGATGTCGTCAGTCTCGCCAGCGCCATCGACCAATGATCCAGCGTCCAAAGTAGCACGAACTACCCATGTATCGCTGAAAAGGCCACGGAACTGATCGTTACCTCTACGAACTGTTACTGCTGATGCGGTTGCCATAATAAAGCTCCTAATTAAGTTTAAAAAGTCCCCCCACCATTACGGCAGGGGGCGCAACTGCAATTAGGCTGGTACTGCCAAGGCAAAAGCACCAGAAGCGTTAGCAGCAGAGCTAGTAGCGTTAGTGCGCAGAGCCTTCACGCCATACAGAGTGTCAGCAGTAAACAATGTACCGAGGTACTCTTGCTTGTACTGAGTCTGTGAACGGATGCCCAACTGCTCAACCAACACCATAGAGTCTTTATGACCCATCAAGCAGATACGATCAGTGGTAGAGTTACCAGCGGCAGTATCAGCGTTAGATGAGGCAAACACAGCCATGCCGTAGAGCTGACCAATTTCACCATTGCGGATTGCATCGCCGTTACCAACGAATGCTTGCTCAGTGTAACGAGCCAAACCCATCAGCGTGTTACGGCTTGAAGGAGGAATCAGGAAGAAACGACCATCCATAGGAATATCGTTGTCGTCCAAACGCTGAATGGTGCGACGAATAGCGGCATCAGTCAAAGCGGCGGCGTTAGAGGATGTGCTGTTGTAAGCAGTAGTACCATCAGAGCCAACAAAGGCTTTGGTAGTAGTGTTGCTAGTAGCATAGTCATCAGTACCAACTGTAGCGCCATTGAAAGCACGACCCAATTGAACCAAGTCAGTGTCGATGCGTTTAGCCAAAGCATAACCAGCGTCTTCTGTATAGAAAGAACGCAGTGATGTCAGGGCTTGAACTTCAACGATGTCTTCGATCAAACGTGAGTACTCATAGTGCTTGTTGATCAACACTTGAATGTTGGTGTCGCTCTCAGCAATCAAAGTCACGGCATCAGTAGCGGCCTTCAAAGAGGCATTGCCACGAGCTGGGCTAGGAATGTTGATGGTGTCACCCTTTTTGCCTTTGAAAGACATCTTCTTGACCAAATTAGCCAAAACGAGGTTCTTTTTATAGGCGGCAACAATTTCATCACTCCAAATTTCTGGAATGAAGTTAGCTGCGGATGTAGTGGTTACACTATTTGTGGGGGAAAAGGCGGTATTTGCCATAATTAAATCTCCAATAAGTTAAGTTTACTTAACACGACCTTCTGAATACGCTTGCATGATTTCATCTGAAAGCGCCTCATAACGAGTCGGGTCTTGCATTTTCAGCCGAATAAGGTCAGCCCTACGATAAACCCTCTTTGATGATTCCCCAGAACCACCTACATCAACCCCAACTGCTTTCAAATTCTGCTTACGAGTTGCTTCACCAGCGGTACTCATTTGCTTTTGTTTGACAGAGCGAAGTTCTTTGTAGGTAGATAACAGTTCATTGGCTGAATCATAATCAAATTCTGCATCAGCACGTTTGAACAAGTCAATGCGTACAGGGCTAGATTTAACCCAATTTGCAAAGTCCTCATTTTTAGCAATATCGCCAAAATCAGGATGTTCTTGCGCTAACTTTTGCTGAATTTGCGCCCTTTTCATCTCTAGCATGGCTTGCCTTGCCGCAATGATGTCAGGATGACTATCAACAGTCTTTTGAACTGCCATCTGTGGATTCTCAAAGAAATCTACTTCAGGCTCAACATCTCTAGTTTGCTGCTGTTGTTGTTTAACAGTGAGGTTCTGCCTAATGAGTTCATCAGCGAGCTTTCGGACTTCTCCGACCTCTTGTGCTTGTTTACCAATGAGCTTCTCAGCCTCTTGGTGCATTCGCACTACCTCGTCCAGACTTTTATCCCTGTATTTCTCAGGGAGTTCGGGCTTGGCTTGTTGCTCTACCGCTTCTAGTTCATTTGGCTCTTCATCAATCAGCATACTTTTTCCTTTTTCCTGCCGTTCTCGGTTGTAGGAGATTCAACTCGGCATAATTGCTTATGAGTTGAGTTTCTGCTCAGACTTCAACTTGTCAACATGGCTCTTCCCAAATTTGGCATATGCCGATGGAAAAGAACCAGACCATCCTTCAAGTCGAAATGCTGGCGCAGATAGTAAACGTGTTGCATTTGCACCACACTCACACATTAGACCCGTTGCCTCATAATCAACGAATCTTTCTGTCTTGTGTCCGTTTTCACAGACGTAATCATAAAATTTCTTCATATGCTCTTTCGCTGATCTCTTTAAGATTTTTCAGCCAAGAAAGAATAGAAAGTTCACCTTTTTTGAATTGTAGGTCTTTCTCACTATCTATTACAGAGATATTATTCAAAGTTGCTATTATTTTGTCAATATCTTCAATTAAATCTTTCCAACCTTCGGTAGACATCATGTCAAACCGATCTGTATAGTACTTTTGCAGTTCAGGTGTCATACGTCTTCAGCATCCTCAAAACCTACTTGCATTATGTGAGCCACTGCTATAAAAACCCGAGGTGGCATCAAGTGTTGGCTGAACATCCAGTTCAACCACAGGCTCAACCCAAGTCCACCCTGCTTCCGCAAGGATGTCATCAGTCACAGCCTCCATTGTGCGAGTTGTTCTGTCCGGCAAACGCACTCTCGTAGGCCGCGTCAAGCTGCTACCGCCATTGGTGTTTATCCATGTCATGGTATTTGGTTCACTCCATAAATATTGTTTGTGACAACAAGGGGGGCGGTTACCGTTGTGGGCAGCGGCAATGATGCTGGCGTGAAGTTGCTGGTGTAAAGAGCAACACCTTTGACGCTACGAAAATTTGAAATATACCCACTGTAGTATGTGGACGCGCCCGGTGTGGTTTCCGTTCCAATAGTTAAAGCGGTTGATGAATTGCTGATATTAGCTGTGTCAGGTATATCAGCGCCCAACTGAACACCATTCCGAAATAATTTAGTTACGTTGCCTGACCTTGATACTGCAAAATGCGTCCAAGTGTTATAAACGCCGCTGACGCTTCTTATGGCTGCGCTCATGGTATTCGTCCAATAGTAAAAACTGCCAGATTCAACACTCACGCCAAAGGCGGTTGGATAATTGCCAATTTGAAAAATCCTAGGAAATGAATTTAAAACAGTTTGGTATTGCCACCACTCAATAGTGTAGTCGCCTGTACCAAATTGAAATAAGCCGTTGTTGGGGATTGTTAAGTAATCACCAGCACCATCAAAAAATATTGACGAACTCATCCCTGTTGGGGCTTGAACTGTGCTAATAGCTGTATTTCCAAAGATGGAAATCGGAAGGTTTGTAGATGTGCTATTAACGATGCTGTAGTTATCCATCAACAGCAACAGCGAGGTTCCGGAAATAGCCGTCAGCGGAGATGTAGGAGGGGTAAAATTGCTGGTGTAAACGGCTGAAGTAACAACCCGCAGGTTACTGATGTAGCCCTGAAAAGGACTGGAGGCATTTGAAGCAGCCCCTACATAAAAACCGCTGGTATTGCCTATTGTCCCCGTTATAGAAGTAGGTGTTCCGGCAGAAACGCCATTGACATAGCAAGAAACAGTATTGCTTGAGCGAACAAAAGCAACGTGATACCAAGTGTTAATTCCAACAGCACTACCAAAAGTTGTTGTGCCCACGCCAGTTCTGTCAATTACTGGAGAGCCGTTATTAAATCCAAAAAACCACCTGCCACTTGCTTCGTTACCAATAGTTAAAGCGGTGTCGTAACCAGAGGCTGAAGACAGGTAAGCCCAAAATTCAACTGTAATATCGCCTGTAGTGGTTAAATTTGCAGACCCGTTTGATAAATAATCGCCAACCCCGTCAAAAAACCCCGCCCCGTTACTAGCGCCTGAAAATGGGTTAAACCCAGACTGAACCGCGTCGCCGTTTCGGGTGATGGTAAAGTTGTTAGTGCTGCTATCAATGAATGTGGTGTTGTTGCTGACAGTGGTTTTCCCTGCCCCATACAACATTAAATTAACCTCTGTGGTAATTGTTCCGCGATTTCGGGTGATAGTTGGCAAGGACAATCTAGTAACCATGCCACTGCTGATTACATGGTACTTGCTCATGTGATCTCCAGAGCCGAGATCGTGACATGAATGTAATTTGAAACACTGGCTTGCGCCCGTAACTTTTCGCCAGCTTTTAAAACAATCTTGTTAGCAACAACCTCCAAAGAAGTATCCGCAGGAACAGGCGTTGTAAAAGATAGATACGATTGAATCGTATTGCTGCTGTTGGTCTTGATAATGCTAATGTCTGCGGAAGCAGTGCCGTTGACGTTTGCACAAAGCACTGACAGAACAACCGCTGTGTTGCCTGTAGTAGCAGGCGCTTGATAAACGTCAGTTACGCTTGTTGAACTTAACTGAGCTTGAGCATTGTTGAATGTATTCGCCATTTTTATCCTCCGAGAGCCACACTAAAAGCAATAACATCATCAATTGTTACACTACCACTAGCAGTTGAATTGATAGTTTGATTTGGAAAAGAGCCTGTAATAGTGATATTAGTTCCAGCTACTAAAGCGGGTGTAGCAGTTCCAGTACCACCATTAGCAACCGCTACTATTCCCGTAACATTAGACGCAGTTCCTGTAGTGTTTTGGTTTAATGTCGGTACATCAGCCACCTGAATAGCTGACATGATTACATCTGTGCCATTGCCACGCAAATAAGCACCGCTAGTAACAGCACCTGCAAATGCGTTGATTGCGCCTTGTGCAGTCGTTGTTCCAGAACCACCATTAGCAATTGCTACAGTACCTGTAACATTAGAAGCAGTACCTGTGGTATTTTGATTCCAAGTAGGAACAGTTCCTGACAACTGTGAGTAAGGCAAACTTAGTGCGCTTAATGTTGTCAATGTGCTATTGCTAGATGCCGTAATGTTTGCGGCTGTACCAGTAGTATTTTGGTTTAGGGTCGGTATATCAGCAACTTGAATAGCTGACATGACCACATCTGTGCCATTACCACGCAAGTATTGACCAGATGTAACTGCACCAGCCAACGCATCCATTGCATTTTGCCGTGTTGTCTCACCTGTACCTCCGTTAGCAAAAGCAACTGTTCCTGTGACGTTGGACGCAGTTCCTGTTGTATTTTGATTTAGAGTCGGTATGTCAGAGGCGACAATTGCTCTAAACGTAGGAACACCAGAAGAACCATCAGGAGAAGCAAGTACATAGTTTGCTGTCTTACTTGCATAAGGGTTTAGAGTATCTCCATAACCGCTTGCGAGACTAATAGCTGGTGTTGCACCACCACTAGAATTTACTGGAGATGTCCCTGTTACCGATGTAACTGTTCCATTGCCTTTATTGTTAAAAGTTGTCCAATCGGCAGAACTTAAAACACCTCTATTGCTTGCAGAAGCAGTTGGGACATTTAAAGTAATAACTGGTGTTGTAGTTCCATTGGCTACAGTAGAACTTAAATCTGTTCCTGATGTGCCTAAAGTAAGCGCACCTACACTTGTAACAGTACCCGCTAAACCAAAATAGGGCAAAGTGTTCCAATTGTCCGTACCATTGCCGACTTTAAGTTTTAAAGTATCAATTTCAACGCCAACTTCACCCTCTGCAAGAGTTGGGTTTGTTGAAGTCCAATCAGCCGCATCACCACGCCTGAGTTGTATCTGAATTGCCATTAAATGCCCCCTGCATCAATAGGAGTGACCCCACCATAGATGCTAAATGGATAACCACCATCAAGATTTGCAAATGCTTCTCCGTTTTGTCCAGAAACGCCAGCAGCGCCTTGTGGCCCACGCTCGCCCTTCTCTCCAACAACCTCACCAACATTTATTGTCTTACCATCGGAAAAAGTGACAACCAAAGACCCATCAAAATCTATCTTAGTGCCAACAATGGAGACTCCATCTTCTCCATCCTTACCATCAGCACCATCTTTGCCATTATCACCATTTTTTCCATCTTTGCCATCAATACCACGCTCACCTTGTGGGCCTTGATCGCCTTTTTCTCCCTTGTCACCAACAGGGCCTTGTAGTTTCTTTACATCAAGGACATGGCTTTCAAGTTTAGGAAGTTGTTTATCAAGCAGAATTGCCAATGCAGACAACTTTGCATCAGTTGACGCATCTGATAGCAGTATCT